GCCATAGATCAGATCATCCAAAATCAACTCGTACACGATGGTGGTCGGCGCGGTGCTGTAAAGGACGCTGTGGCCTGTGCTGAAATCCAGCCGATGCTCAATGCCCTCGACTGACAGCTCTTGAGCCAACTGGGTTGTGCCAGTACCGCTCGGGAACGTCTTTTCTACGCTGATGGTGTCGCCAATGTCCACGGTTGCCAGGGTGTCTTTTTGGGCTGTGGTCAGCATCAGATATTTAGTTGCCACGGATGTGTAGCGCGGTTCGGGTTCTGGGTTTAACAGGTACTCGGCGGCGTCTTGGATTTGTCCAGCGTCATGCAACAGGCTGTTAGTGATGCTGACGGTCTGAATGAAATATGTGGCAATGGATGCAGGGTCGGTTGCGGTATGGCTTGACCCGCTTAAACCAGAAACGACCGCGCGGTTTACCACCGAGTCAGCCTCAAACGAAATGCCGACCCCGTCATACTTGAAGTTGGTTCCGTCATCATGGAACGCTGCGACAGGCGCACTTAACGTGTTGCCAATGCGATTCTGGAATGTGAGTACCCCATCGCGTGACATAAACAATCTGCCAAACTCGGCGGTTTCATTGATTTGCGTTAAGTATTGCAACACGTTTGTTCCCTCGGGCACCGTGTACGCGCCAACGCTTCCTAGATCAACCGTTCCAGTAGCGATGTTTCGAGCGCCGGCAGGGAAATCGACCTCTGGTAGATCTAGGACTGTTTCGATGCGTTCGCCTGATGTCTCTGGGTCAACGTTAAACGTGTCTAGGAATGTTTGTGCTAGTAGGTAGAACTGGTCAGCGCAATACACGGTCACGGTGTCTAAACCGCCTAGCGCAAAGTTGTAGTCATAGTTGACGACATAACCGCTAAACAATGATTCGGGCACATCGGTTGAGCTGTAACGGATTAGTCGTACTTCGCGCAATGGGGCAAGCCCTGGCTTGGCTTGTGGTGTGTCGTAGTACGGGCTGTTTTGGTCAAACGGGTTAAAGATGCCGTCCACGTCTTGAATGGTGAATGTCATTGTGCCAGCGCTGAACTGATCGCCCACGTCACGGCGACCGCGCCGCACGTTGATGCTGACAGTCGAGTCCATCACATTGGCGAACTCGGTCGTGCCGTCCAGCACATACTCGGTGTTATCCAATACGCCTTTTACAGCATCGTCAAGGACGAACGCGTCAATCTGAAACCCTGTGGCGATCTGTAAGTCATAATTGCCAGAATTAACGACCGCTACGCCTGGCATCACGCCACCTGTAACTGCAACGGCCCAGCGCTACGCGAATAAGCGCGCAAAGCGTTAACGACCGACTCACCGATCTCGGCGCTGGTGGCAAGTCCGCCTGTGACGTTGATAGTGATACCGCCACCCGATTGCATGCGATCTAACGGCACGACTGCTTCTGGGCCAGCCTCACCAATCAATGCAAGCGTCGGACTCGACACAATGCCACCCTCGGCCATACGTGGCAAACCTAAACGCCCTGCAACTTGTGTCGGTGTACCGCCAATTTGTGGCACAGGTACATTCGGTACTTTAGGCAAATCAGGCAACAACGGGATTGAGTTGTACGCGCTCACAATTGCGTTAACCGCGCCGATCGCAGCGTTCACCATCCCAGCAAAAAATCCGATCACGGTGTTGACAATTGCTTTAATTCCGTCACGGAACCACTCAAACTTGTTGTACGCGGTCACAAGGCCAACAACAAGTAACGCAATGCCGGCAGCGATCAAGGCAAAAGGGTTGAGCGCCATAGCAATGTTAGTAACAACGATTGCAGCTGCGACCGCACTAATAGCGCCAGCAATAAACAAAAACGCTTCTGGGTTGTCTTGTGCCCAATCAGCAAATTTTTGCAAGATCGGGAGCACAGCCTCAACTACTGGCAACAGCGCGGCACCGATTGACTCTTTGGTTTCGCCTATTGAGTTTGACAGGATTTTCATTTTGCCTGCTGCGGTTTCCGCGCTTGCAGCGGTAGCACCGCCGAACGTGCCACCCAATACATCCATAATCTCGTTGAGGCTGGCGCCGTCTTTAATCATCGTTGCCATCTCTGGGCTTAACGATCGCAACGCCTTAAAGTTGCCTTGGTATGCCTTGGCAAGCGCGTCTGCAACGGTGGCGCTACTTGTGCCTGTGGCGGTGCTGATATCCATAACAAGGTTCATGTCGCGCATGGCCATGTCCACATCTTTTGTACCGCGCACTAAACCTTCTAAGGCTGTGCGATATTCGGTGTCAGCAACGCCCGATGCTCGAGACATCGCGCTAATCTGTTCCTCAACTTGTGCGGTCTGGGCTTTACTCGCGCCCGTCACATTGTTCAGCGTTAACGCAAGCGCCGCCTGCTCCTGCTGATCTTCCATCGCGGCCTTAGTTGCGTCACCAAGCGCTAAAGCCAAACCGCCGAGCGCGGCAGCTGCCGGCACCGCAGCTTTCTTAATCGCAAACTGGGCTTTTTCCCCTGTGGTCTCAAGTTGCTTGAACTGGGCAATAGCCTTCTTAATCCCTTTGCCGTCAAACTCTGAAATGATCGGGATATTGATTGCCATTACGCGGTCTCTCTGTTCGCTTCATCTATGACGCGCTTAACCAGTTGCTCCATCTCGGACATGACATCATCTCGGCGTTGCTCGTACGCTTTCCACATTACTCGTGATCGAGGGCCATAACGTGCTGTTAACGCTTTGCCTAGCGCGCCAGCCATTGTCGTGTCGTACAAGGTGCCTGTGGCGCCCTGCCATTGAATCATGAATGTGCCTACATTTACCTTGTCTCCACCGCTGGTCTCTTTAATGTTGCGCGTGTTGATTTTGGCAATTATTCGCTGGTTATACCCATCTACCCAGGGCAGCACTTCGTAGCCAGATCGGTATTTATATGCTCGAGCCATGCCCGACAATGGCGCTTTTGTCGGAACCAAGTTTTTGGCATCGTCAATTACAGGCTGAACAATTTTCTTGTAGTCCTTGGTTATTTCACGGCGTAATGATTTGTCAATTTTGTTTAGGGTCTTTAAAGCTTCTTTGAGACCAACGACTTCAATGTTGCTTGTGACCGTGGAAGATCGTTCCGTGAAACTGCGCGCTGGCATAATTATTTCCTTTTTTTGTTTGCGTCGTTAAGCACTTTAATGACCGTTGCTATGTCTCGAGCGTCAAACACAATGTTGCTAGGCCACCAACCGACCGCAACCAGTATTTCTGCTAATTGGCGGCGGTAGGTGCCGCGTCCGTAGGGTTTGGGTCAGTCTCATCCAATACCGGAATGATCTCCAGCTCTGGGTTTTTGCTAATCCAGTCACGCCAGTTGTCGCCGACCTGCTCACCTTTAAGTTTCAAGATCGTGTGCATCCAACAGCAGTAATCGCTGTACAACGGGTTAGTTGATAGTTGCTGAATGTTGCGACGCTCAAGCCGTTCCCATTCCGTAACCACAAACAGGTTTGTGTAGTAGTACTCGGGTGCGCTGTCGGGCGTGCGCTTTAACTGCAACTTGATCTTCATGGTTTCTCCTATGTCGGCTTGGAGCCGTTATTTATACGGTGGTGTCAATTGTCAGCGCGCCACCCATGAACGTGAGGTCATAGGTTGACAGCTCGCCCAAGGATGCGTTGATAATTGGCAATGATTCAAGGTAGCAATCAGTCAAGGTGAACTTTGGGTTGGTTGCTGATTCGGCACCTGATGCTGGTTGCAATGTGATTGTGGTTTTTGTGCCAACAAGTGGTTGCAATGTTGCGTAAGTTTCAGTTGCTGCAAATGATGCGTACATCGTCAAGGTCACTTCGTTGTTGGCAAGGCCTGCTGTGTAACTGCGCGAGTTGGTGCCAAATGCGGTGTCTTCGAGCGCTTCAACCAGGTAGGTCAATGTCGCTGCGGTGCACATGTCGGTTAAATCAACGCTGTTGATCGTGAGTACTGGATTTGAGAGGTATGTTGCGCTAGCCATGTGTGTTGCTCCTTAGTTCTTTACTGATAGTAGATGATTTGTTGTTGCTCGTTGTGGATTATGCGGTCTGGGCTTGGATAGCGCAATCAAGGTCGTAACACGGGTATAACGCGCCACCGATCTCAAGGCTTGATGGACGGCCAGCCATAACAATGATTGGCGAGCCGAGCACGCTTGCCACGATGCTAAGAATCTGGCGCAGTACCGGCAGGCCTGCAGGCCCAGAGCCAATGAC